TTCTATTAAGGATGCGATATGGCAACAAGTAGCATGGTCCCCAGCATCGGCGGCGCTCCGCTGGGTCTTGATCTTCAGGGCATTGTGCTCGACGAGACTCCGGCAATCGAGATTGAGATTGAAGACCCCAAGGATGTAAAGATCGGGATTGGCGGCATGGAGATTGATCTCATGCCCTCTAATGAAACGGGCGAGGTGCCGTTTGACGCCAACTTGGCCGAGCATATGGATGAGGGCGAGCTACAAAAGATCGCCGGTGATTTGGTCGGGCTGATTGAAGCGGACATCTCTTCGCGCAGAGATTGGGTGGAGACTTATGTTAAGGGGCTTGAAGTCCTTGGCATGAAGTACGAAGAGCGCACTGAGCCGTGGGATGGAGCGTGTGGTGTGTTCTCTACGCTGCTGACTGAAGCGGCGGTGAGGTTCCAGAGCGAGACCATCATCGAGACTTTCCCCGCTGCGGGCCCCGTGAAGACAGAGATTATGGGGGCGGTTGACCGGTTCAAGGAAGAAGCCGCCGAGCGCGTTCGTGACGACATGAACTGGCGGCTTACGGAGGAGATGCCCGAGTACCGCACCGAGCACGAGCGGATGCTCTTTAATTTGGGGTTAGCGGGCTGCGCGTTCAAGAAGGTCTACTTTGACCCATCAAAGCGCCGTCAGGTTTCGTTGTTTGTAGCCGCTGAAGATGTGATTTTGCCGTGGGGCTGCAGCGGTATGCGCGATGCCGAGCGGGCTACACATGTGCTTCGCAAGAGCGAAAACGATGTCAAAAAGCTGCAAGTGGCGGGCTTCTACCGTGACGTTGACCTTGGCGAGCCGGTGACGTTTCACTCGGATATTGAGAAGAAGAAAGCGGAAGATCAGGGTTACACACTTACCGATGACAACCGCTACCAGCTCCTTGAGGTCCACGTTGAGTATGATCTGCCGGGTTTTGAGGACGAGGATGGCATCGCGCTGCCGTATGTGATCACGATTGATCGTGGCACCAACAAGGTGTTGGCGATCTATCGCAACTGGAGGCAAGACGACGAGAGCAAACTCAAGCGCGATCACTTTGTCCAGTATGACTACGTTACGGGCTTTGGCGCGTATGGTATTGGGTACATCCACCTCATCGGTGGCTACGCCCGCGCTGGCACTTCCATTATTCGCCAGCTTGTTGACGCTGGTACGTTGTCCAATTTGCCCGGTGGCCTCAAGGCCCGTGGCCTGCGCATCAAGGGCGACGATACGCCGATCGCTCCGGGTGAGTTCCGCGATGTAGACGTGCCCTCGGGTAGTGTGCGTGACAACATCATGCCCCTGCCGTACAAGGAACCAAGTCAGGTTTTGGCGGCGTTGCTTGAAAAGATTACGCTTGAAGCGCGGCGTCTTGGCTCTATAGCCGATATGCAGGTCAGTGACATGGGGGCCAATGCTCCGGTGGGCACGACGCTGGCGTTGCTGGAGCGGCAGCTCAAAACGATGTCTGCTGTGCAGGCTCGGGTGCATTACTCGATGAAGCAGGAGTTCAAGCTGCTCAAAGAGATCATCCGTGACCACGCCCCTGATCAGTATGAGTTTGATCCGGTCTCTGGCGACCGCATGGCGCTCAAGTCTGACTACGACATGGTGGATGTGATCCCTGTCTCGGACCCCAACAGTTCGACGATGGCGCAGCGCATCATGCAGTATCAGGCGGTTATTCAACTGTCTCAATCTGCGCCGCAGATTTATGACTTGCCCCAGTTGCATCGTCAGATGATTGAAGTGCTGGGTGTCAAGAACGCTGACAAGCTCGTGCCGATTGAAGATGACATGAAGCCGCGCGATCCAGTGAGCGAGAACATGGCGTTCCTGACTGGTAAGCCGACCAAGGCGTTTATCTATCAAGACCACGACGCCCACATTGCTGTGCATCAGTCGATGATGCAGGACCCGATGATCATGGGTCAGATTGGCCAGAACCCGATGGCTCAACAGATGCAAGCGGCCATCATGGCTCATATTGCAGAACACGTGGCGTTCAAGTATCGCTCGATGATTCAGGAGCGGCTTGGCGCAACGCTGCCCGCGCCGAACATTGAGATGCCCGAGGAAGTTGAGGTTCAGCTGTCCAAGCTGGTGGCGCAGGCTGCGCAGCAGCTGCTGACGATGGATCAAGGCAAAGCCGCGCAGCAGCAGGCTTTGGCACAAGCGCAAGACCCCATCATTCAGATGCAGCAAGCCGAGCTTCAGCTCAAGGCCAAAGAAGCCGAGATCAAGGCGCTCAAGGTCAAGGGAGACCTGCAGCTCAAGGCCGAAGAACTTGCGCTCAAGGCCAAAGAAGGCGCGGCGCGTTCTGGCGAAGACCCGGCCATGGCGGCTATGGCGCTGCAGCAAGAGATCATGCAGGCGCAGGAGTTACACGGTCTGGAGGTCGCTGCCAAGAAGCTGGAGATGCAGCAGCAGGCGATGGCCCAGCAGCAGGCCATGATGCAGCAGCAAGCAATGGCGCAGCAGAAGATGGCGCAAGGGGGTCAAGTACATGCGCAGAAATTGAGGCACGCTGAACTTGCTGCGCAGCAGCGGGGCCAACCCAAGAAGGATGGTGAATGATGGACGATCAAGTTCTTGAGCTTTTATCCAAGAAATGTACTGAAGAGATCAGGGCCATCGAAGAGAGTTTGGGAGCAGGCGCAGCCAAAGACTACGCCGAGTACCAAAACATGTGCGGCGTTATCCGGGGTCTGTTGACCGCACAGCGTGAAATAAACGACCTTCTGCGTAGAGTAAAGGAATACGATGACTAACTTTGACGTTCAGGCAGTGGACTTGTCTGGCATCCTCAACAAAGAAGCTGAGGAAAAAGCCAAACAGGTCCCAGACCCGTCTACATATCACCTCCTGTGCGTTCTCCCGGAGATTGACGAAGAGTACGAAAGCGGCTTGATAAAAGCCGGGCAGACGATGCACTTTGAAGAAGTGCTCTCTCCCGTATTGTTTGTTGTCAAGATGGGGCCTGACGCCTACAAGGACGAGAAGCGATTCCCGTCTGGTCCAAGTTGCAGGGTAGGTGATTTTGTGTTGGTTAGACCCAACACCGGCACACGTATCAAGATTCACGGCAAAGAGTTCCGGATCATCAATGACGATTCGGTCGAGGCTGTGGTTCAGGACCCACGTGGTATCACCCGAGCAAGTTAACAGGAGACCAAAATGGATAAAGTTGAGTTTTCATTTCCTGATGAGGAAAAAGACAACCCCCGCAAGGGCGGCGCTGTTGTTGAGGCCGAAGAAAAGGTCGAAGACGATAAGCCCGAGATTGAGGTTGTAGACGATACGCCGGAGGCAGATCGCAATCGCCCGCCTATGGCGGAGCCCCCAAAAGAAGTTACGGACGAAGAGCTTGCCAAGTACGACGAGGGCGTACGCAAGCGTATTCAACACTTCACCAAGGGCTACCACGAGGAACGCCGGGCCAAAGAAGCGGCCCAGCGGGAGAAAGATGAAGCTATTCGGATAGCTCAACAGTTGGTAGAAGAGAACAAAAAACTCAAAGGTTCTTTGTCTCAAGGCCAAAATGCGCTACTGGAGCAAGCTAAGAAAGTAGTGGCAAATGAGCTTGATGAAGCTAAACGAAAGTACAAAAACGCTTACGAATCAGGTGACCCCGATGCGCTTGTAGAGGCGCAAGAGCTCCTAACTTCGGCCAAGATCAAGGCAGAGCGGGTTAACAATTTCAAACCCGCCCCTGTACAAGAAGAAAAAAATGAGGTACAAATCCCTCAACAGACGCAACAAGCGCCTCAAGTAGACCCCAAACTGCGAGCTTGGCAGGATGAAAATCCGTGGTTTGGGCCCAACAAGCGTATGACTGCCTTCGCCTTGGGACTACATGAAGAGCTGGTTGCTGATGGTATCTCCGCAGGTTCTGACGATTACTACGCTGCAATCGACAAGGAAATGCGGTCTCGTTTTCCAGATGTATTCGAGTCTGGGCAAACTGAGAAACCGGAGAATGCGTCACCTTCTCCAAAAAAGTCGAATGTCGTCGCACCAGCGACTAGAAGCACAGCGCCCAGAAAAATCGTGCTTACTAAATCGCAGGTCGAAATCGCCAAGCGGCTGAATGTTCCGCTGGAACTTTATGCTCGCAAGGTTGCGGATGAAATAAGGAAATGATCATGGATCAAACAATGGACAATCGTGCGCCCCGCGCTATGAAAACCCGTGACGCTGCAGAGCGTCCCAAGCAGTGGATGCCGCCCCAGCTTCTGCCCGATCCGAATCCGGAGCCGGGTTATGCGTTTCGCTGGATTCGGATTGCTACGCTTGGTAAGGATGATGCCACGAACATTTCTGGAAAGCTCCGCGAAGGCTGGGAGCCTGTAAAAGCTTCGGAACACCCTGAAGTTCGCTTGTTCAATACCGGCCAAAATCGGTTTCCGGACAGCATCGAAATTGGTGGACTGCTGCTTTGCAAAACCCCGGTGGAGTTGACTGAACAACGTGACACGTATTACCGCCATCAGGCTGATGCGCAAATGAATTCAGTTGATAACACCTTCATGCGTGAAAATGATGCTCGTATGCCTCTCTTCAAAGAGCGGACCACGAAAGTCACTTTCGGCAAAGGCACTTAACTTTTTTGGAGTCTTCAAATGGCATACCCAACCATTGACAAGACGTATGGCTTCCGTCCCGTCAACCGACTGGATGGCCTACCCTACGCCGGAGCGATCCGTCAAATCCCGGTTGCCGCTGGCTACGCCACTGCAATCCTCAACGGCGATACTGTGGCCCTTTCAAACGGCTACATCATCGCTAAAACTGCCACTGATACCGGCGCTTCTGTTGGTGTTCTGGTTGGCTGTCAGTTCGTGAACTCGCAAGGTCAAACCGTGCAAGGTCAAGCGTACCCGGCAGCAGCCTCGACCTCCAGCAATCTGGCGTTCGCTTTTGTGGTGGATGATCCGAACGCGGTTTTCCGCGTTGCCGCAACGACCGCTGGCTCGACCACGCCTGCCGCTTATGACCGCAACATCGTTGGTTCCAACGTTGCTCTGGTCGCTGGCGCAGGTTCGACGATCACTGGCGATTCCGCTTACGGCATCGACGGTTCCTCGTCCAACACGACCAACACGTTGCCAATTCGCGTGGTAGACGTGGTTCCTGACACTGCCAGCAATCTGGCCAGCGTTTCGACCACGACCTATTTCGAGTTCTTGGTTAAGTTCAACCTCCACCAGTACGACAGTACTACTGGCACCTAAGGAGTAAATCATGGCAATTTCACGTGCCCAACTACTGAAAGAACTCCTGCCGGGTCTGAACGCACTGTTCGGTCTTGAGTACGCCAAGTACGGCGAGGAGCACAAGGAAATCTACGAAACCGAGAGCTCGGAGCGTAGCTTTGAAGAAGAAACCAAGCTGTCAGGCTTCAGCGCCGCACCGGTGAAGAACGAAGGTTCTGCCATCCAGTACGACAACGCGCAAGAAGCATTTACCGCTCGGTACACTCACGAGACCATCGCTATGGGTTTTGCGATCACCGAAGAGGCGATCGAAGACAACCTGTACGACTCTCTGTCTTCGCGCTACACCAAGGCTCTGGCCCGTGCTATGGCTTACACCAAGCAGGTCAAAGCAGCCTACGTGCTGAACAACGCTTTCACCGGTGGTCCTACCTACGGTGACGGCCAAGTTCTGTGCTCGACTGCTCACCCGCTGGTGTCTGGTGGCACCAACAGCAACCGTCCGACGACCGGCGCTGATCTGAACGAAACTTCTCTTGAGAACGCCGTTATCCAGATCGCCGCTTGGACCGACGAACGCAGCCTGCTGATCGCCGCCAAGCCTCGTAAACTGGTGGTTCCTCCGAGCCTGATGTTCGTCGCTACCCGCCTGCTCGAAACCGAGCTGCGTGTTGGTACCACCGACAACGACATCAACGCTCTGAAGAGCAATGGTTCCATCCCTGAGGGTTACACGGTCAACCACTACCTGACCGACCCGAACGCTTGGTTCCTGATCACCGACGTGCCTAACGGTCTGAAGCACTTTGTCCGGACTCCGCTCCAGAATTCAATGGACGGGGACTTCGACACCGGCAACGTTCGCTACAAGGCCCGCGAGCGTTACAGCTTCGGCGTGTCTGACCCTCTGGGCATCTTCGGAAGCCCCGGTTCGTCCTGATTTTTCGGGGTAAACCACTAGAAAGCGGCCCTTCGGGGCCGTTTTCTTTTGCCCGTTGAGTGGGGTATACTATTCCCTGTGTCGTAACACAGGAGACCAAATGGACACCACAAACCTCCCCAAAACTCGCGCCGAAGCCAAGGCCACCGGGTCCAAGTACTACTTCACTGGCGAGCCCTGCAAACACGGCCACATTGCCCCGCGCAAGACCAAGGGTGCCTGCCTTGAATGCCTGAAGCTGGAGTGGGAGCGCGGCAACCAGACCCGTGCGGAGTACTTCCGTGCGTACAACCAATCTGAGGCCGGACAGAAAGCCAAGCAGGAGTACTACGGTCGCAACAGGGAGGCCGTGATTGCGCGTGCGGCAGCTCGCCCGGTCGAGGAAAGGGTGCGCCACAGGGAGAAATACAAAGCTCAAAACCCCGAACTCTACAAAGCCTTTACCAGCGTACGCAGGCGCAAACATAAGCACGCCACACCCTTGTGGGTGACGGCAAAACAAAAGCACGCCATGCGGATGCTCTACTTAAAAGCTATGGAGATGACCCGGATAACCGGAGAACGATACGTTGTGGACCATATCGTGCCCCTCATCAGCCCCGAAGTCTGTGGGCTGCACGTGCCGTGGAACTTGCGCGTGATAACCCAAACCGAAAATTTGAAGAAGTCGAACAAACTCGTTGACACCCTCATTGCCTCGTGATACAAAGGCATCATTCCGGGGTCACCGGAGTATCTAACCAGT